AGCGAGGTCTCTCCCTGACGTTTTTTCCACCCGGCGAGAGGGGTGAGCGATGCCTCCCGCCAAGCGCCGCACGACCCGGCTGCACGCCGTGAAGACTGGCGAGAAGCCGGCCGCAGGCACCGCGAAGCCGAAGAAGCCGCTGTCGATCCTCGAGGCGGTGGACGCCGGCGACCGGTTGGCCGAGCTCGTGGCGATGCACCGCCGGCTGGCGAGAGTCCTCGACGACCCCCAGTGCCCGCCGCGCGAGATGGCGTCGTTGTCCCGCCGGCAGATGGAGATCGGCCGCGAGATCGACGCGATGAAGGCGGCCGGGAGGGACGAGGATGGCGAGCAGCCCGTCGAAGACGAAGCCCTCGACCCCGCGGCTATCTGACCGGGCGAAGGTCACGTACCCGTCCGGCATCGTCTCGACCGGCTGGCCCGAGGTGGAGCGTCAGCACCGCCGCATGGGCATCAGGTTCGACTGGTTCCAGGTCGCAATCGCGAAGCTCGCGCTGGCCAAGCGCGAGGACGGCACGTACGCCTCGACAGTCGGCGGCGTGGTGCTGAGCATCCCGCGGCAGGTGGGCAAGACGTTCATGCTGTGCGGCCTGCTGTTCGCGCTGTGCATGATCTTCCCGGGCTTCACGGCCCTGTGGACGGCGCAGCAGCTGCGCACCGCGAAGGAGACGCTGCGGTCGATGCAGGGGTTCGCTCGCCGCAAGGCGGTCAAGCCCTTCATCGCGTACGTGCGGGTCGCGAACGGTGAGGGCGAGGTCGGGTTCACCAACGGCTCGCGCATCCTGTTCGGCGCCCGCGACTACGGCTTCGGCCTCGGCATGGCGGGCATCGACGTGCTCGTGTTCGACGAGGGCCAGCGGCTCGGCGAGACGGCGCTGGACGACATGCTGCCGACGCAGAACCGCGCGAAGAATCCGCTGTTTTTCATCGTGGGGACGCCCCCGCGGCCGACGGACAACGGCGAGGTGTTCACGCGCAAGCGGACCGAGGCCCTGTCTGGCGACGCGGACGACATGCTGTACGTCGAGTTCAGTGCCGACGGTGCCGCAACACCTCGCGATCGGCTGGACTGGGACCAGGTCGCCAAGGCCAACCCAAGCTTTCCGGACCACACGCCGAAGACGGCGATCCTGCGCATGTGGAAGAACCTCGGGCCGGAGTCGTTCTGGCGTGAGGGCTACGGCATCTGGGACGAGACAGGCATCCTGCCGCCGGTCATCTCGGCTGGCCAGTGGGACCCGCTGGTCATCTCGCCCGCGCAGGTGCCCAGCGAGGGCAACGTTGCATTCGGCGTCAAGTTCTCGGTGGACGGCTCGCGCTACGGGGTCTCCGCGGCACTGGCGCACGACGACGGCGTGCATGTCGAGGCGTTCCCGCCGACGCCGATGGGCCAGGGCCTGACGCCACTGGCCGACTGGCTGGCGGCCCGATGGCGCGCGACGTCGCTGATCGTGATCGACGGCAAGGCCGGGTCGATCGACCTGGTGAATCTGCTGCGAGCTCGCCGCGTACCCGCTTCTCGCATCCTCGTGTTGCCGGTCGACAAGGCGATCGCGGCGAACGTGACGTTCGTGCGGCACGTGAACGAGCGGACGCTGACGCACATCGGGCAGCCGGGCCTGACCCTCTCGGTCGGCCTCGGCGCGAAGCGTGACATCGGACAGTCCGGAGGCTGGGGATTCACGCCGGCCACGCCGGACGGTGACGTGACTCCGGTCGAATCCGCCGCCCTGGCGGTGTACGGCGCAACGACAGGCAAGAAGCCGCTGGCCGGTCAAGGGCGAGCTGGCGGTTCCACAGGACGCCAGATGGGCAACGGACGAAGGAGGGCAGGCGTGTGAGCGTTACGACGCGGAGTGTGACCCTGCCCGACCTGTCCGACGACGACAACGCCACGCTCAACCGCCTGCTGAAGGTGCTCGACGAGAAGGCCCTGTTCAACCTGCTCATGGATCGGCTGTACGACGCCGAGGAGCGTCTGCGCCAGGCGCATGGCGGGGTTGTGCCGGGGCAGTATTACAAGCTCGGCCTCGTGCTGGGCTGGTCCCAGAAGGCGGTCGACGGGCTCGCGCGGCGCTGCAACCTGGACGGCCTGACCTGGGCTGACGGCAACCTGTCCGACCTCGGTGTCGACCGGCTCTGGGAGGACAACCGCCTCTCGTCCGAGGTTGACCAGGGCGTCACGTCGTCGCTGATCCACGCGACGTCGTTCGTCGTGGCGTCCCGCGGCGACACCGACGAGCCGGACGCCCTGGTGCACTTCGCGGACGCGTCAGATGCCACGGGCGACTGGAACACGCGCCGGCGCGGCCTGGACAACATGGTCTGGGTGCACGACCGGGACGAGGGCGGACCGACTGCACTGACGCTGTACCTCGACGGGCGCACGGTGACGGGCGTGCTGGAGAACGGGAAGTGGACATCGACGGTCTCTGAGCACACCTTCGGAGTCCCTGCTGCCCCCCTGCCCTACAAGCCGCGCCTCAAGCGGGCGTTCGGCCGATCTCGGATCTCGCGCCCTCTGCGCGGCTTCCAGATGGCGGCGACGCGCGAGCTCGTGCGGCTCGAGGGCCATATGGACATCTACTCCTTCCCGGAGTTCCTGATCCTGGGCGCCGACGAATCTGTGTTCAAGAACGAAGATGGCTCGTACAGGGCGCAGCTGCAGGCGATGCTCGGACGCTGGCGGGGCATCCCGGACGACGTCGACGTGCTCGAGTCGGACGCGCCACAGCTCGCACGCGCCGCCGTCGAGAAGTTCGACGCGTCATCCCCTGAGCCGCACCTGGCCACGGTCAACATGTACGCGAAACTGTTCGCCCGAGAGGCGTCGCTTCCTGACTCGTCGCTGGCGATCACCGACTTCGCGAACCCGACGTCGGCCGAGGCGTACGACTCGTCGCAATACGAGCTCATCGCGGAAGCCGAGGGCGCGACAGACGAGTGGTCCCCGAACCTCAAGTACGTGCTGCGGATCGCTCTGGCGATGCAGAACGGGCACACCGAGGTCCCAGAGGAGTACCGCACGATCGGCACCCAGTGGCGCAACCCGCGCTACCTGTCGCGTGCGGCGATGGCCGACGCCGGCTCGAAGCAGATCGCAGCAGTCCCCGAGCTAGCCCAGACCGAGGTCGGCCTGGAGCTCCTGGGCCTCGATCCGCAGCAGATCAAGCGCGTGATGGCCGAGCGCCGTCGCACGCGGATCGCGGGGGCCATGTCGAACCTCACCACCGTCGCGAACGCGGCCGACACGAAGGCCAAGGCGGACGCGATGGGCGTTCTCATCCGCGCGGGCGTGGCTCCTGAGGACGCTGCGCAGCGAGTGGGTCTTGCCGGTCTGGCGTTCACCGGTGCCGTGCCCACTTCGCTTCGTCTCCCTGAGGCCGACGCCAGCGCGCTGGAAGGTGCGTAGCTCGTGGTCTCGGCCGTCGACGAGGCCGAGCTCCGGCAGGCACTGATCGGTGTCCGGGCCTTGGTTGAGCGGGACCTGACCGCGTTCTTCACCTCGCTGAACCTGGACCGGCCGGAGTCGGCCCGTGACCAGCTCCTGGAGTTCGTCCCGCTGCTGGTCTCGCAGTACGGCGAGGTGGCAGCGTCGTTCGCCGCGGACTGGTACGACGAGATGCGGGACGCCGAGGGCATGCCCGGCCGGTTCCGCGCCGAGACGCAGGACTCGCCGTACGAGGATGCCACCGAGGGTTTGGTGCGGCGAGCGGCCGGTGCTCTGTTCACGGAGTCTCCGGTCGACGCGCTGGTGGCCCTGACGGCGTCGGCCGGGAAGTACGCCCTGGCCGCCGGCCGGGAGACGATCACCGCCGCCACCGACCGCGACCCGCGTGCGTCGGGCTGGAAGCGCGTCACGCGATCCGGCTCGTGCCGGTTCTGCCGGATGCTGGCCCAGCGCGGCGCGGTCTACAAGGAGTCGTCGGCGTTCTTCGCCTCTCACGGTGACTGCAACTGCGCGGCGGTCCCGTCGTGGGACCAGAGCGCGCCCGAGGTGGACGTCTTTGCCTACGAGGCGAGCGCTCGCATGTCGGGCCTGCGCCAGGCGGCGGCGAACGGCAACAAGGACGCGCAGCGGCGCATCGACGAGCACAACGCCCTGATCCGGCGCGCGGTCGACGAGTACGCCTGAGATTTCCCCGCCCAGCGCGGGGTGCGGCACCGAAACGGTTGCCGATCCTTCCGAAACGGAGAACACCCATGTCCGAGGCTGCATCTGAGGCCACCGAGACCGAGACGAGCGAGACCGAGGCCACCGAAACGGAGGCGCCGGACCTGGCTGCAGAGGTCGAGAAGTGGAAGACGCTCAGCAAGAAGAACGAGGCTCGCGCCAAGGAGAACTCGGCTGCTGCCAAGCGGCTCGCCGAGATCGAGGAGTCAGGCAAGACCGAGGCCGAAAAGGCCGCAGGCCGCATCGCCAAGGCTGAGGCCGAGGCCGCTGCGGTTCCCGCGAAGGTCGCCGCCGAGCTCAAGACGCACCTCGTGTCGCTGCACAAGATCAGCGACGACGACGCCGAGCTGTTCCTCACGGCCAACGAACCGGACCTGCTGATGAAGCAGGTCACGCGTCTGGTCGGCCGCGCCGAGGACGACCGGAAGAAGAACGGCAACCGTGCCCCGATGCAGGGGCGTACCCCCGCTGACGCGAAGAGTGACGAGGGCCGCGAGGTCGTCGGCCAGCTCTTTGGCGCCGGCGAGTAGACACAGAGAGGAGCGCGGCCATGGCCGTTCTCGCTACCAGCAACATCACCCTCCCGAAGAACATCGCCGACGGCATGTTCAAGAAGGCCATTTCCGGTTCTGCCGTCGTCGCCCTCTCGGGTGCCGAGCCGCAGAAGTTCGGCGAGGTCACGCACATGACCCTGACGGGCCGGCCCCGCGCCGAGTACGTCGGTGAGGGCGCGGACAAGGCCAGCACCAACGCCACCTTCGGAACCAAGGTTGTGACCCCGCACAAGGTGCAGGTCACGCAGCGGTTCAACGAGGAGGTCCAGTGGGCCGACGAGGACTACCAGCTCGGCATCCTCCAGACCCTCGCGGACGAGGGCGGCGTGGCGCTGTCCCGTGCGCTCGACCTGGGCGTGTTCCACGGCATCAACCCCTCGACCGGTCTGGCGATCGCTTCGATCGTCGCCGGCGACCGAATCGCGACCACCACGAACTCGGTGGAGATCACGACCGCGACCCTCACCACGCCGGACACGGTGATGGAGGCCGCCGCGGGCCTGGTGATCTCCGACGGGTACGTCCCCAACGGCATCGCGTTCGACCCCACGTACGCGTGGACCGTGGCGACGTCGCGCTACGCGGACGGGCGCAAGAAGTACCCCGAGCTCGGCTTCGGCGTGGACGTGTCCTCGTTCGAGGGCCTGCGCGCGTCGACCTCGTCGACGGTGTCCGGCACCCCGGAGGCCTCCGCCAACACGAACGTCAAGGCGATCGTGGGCGACTGGTCCCTGCTCCGGTGGGGTGTCCAGAAGGTGGTTCCGGTCGAGCTGATCAAGTACGGCGACCCGGACGGCCAGGGCGACCTCAAGCGCAAGAACCAGGTCGCCCTCCGCCTGGAGGTCGTCTACGGCTGGGGCGTCATGGACCTGGATGGCTTCGCCACCGTGAAGGACGCGGTCGCGAACGTCTGACGTTCGGGACCCCCTACAGAACAGGAGACCACCATGGCACGCCTGGTGACCATGAGCGGCGTTCAGGTGAGCGTCGCGGACGAGAAGGTCGATCGCCTGATCGCCTCGGGCGGGTACCACCTGCCCAAGCGAGAGGAGACGGCCCCCGAGGGCTATGCGGCGATGTCCAAGGCGGACCTCGTCGCGGAGATCGATGCCCGCAACGAAGGTCGCGAGGGAGACGCCGTGCTCGCCAAGACCGGCAACAAGCCGGACCTGGTGTCGGTCCTCGAGGCCGACGACGTCACCGCTTCCAGCAACGAGTGACAGGAGGCGGTGAGGATGCCGTTCATCACCCCCGCGGACCTGGTGCCGTTCGCGACTATCGACGCGGCGAAGGCTGCCGCGATGATCGCGGATGCCGAGTCCATGGCCATCCTCGCCGCCCCCTGCCTGCCAGGCCTCACCACGGCCCCCGAAGGCGAAACGCCGGAGGCTGAGGCGCTGCGACTGGCGAAGCTGGCCGCCGTGAAGGCGATCCTGCGCGGCGCGATCCTGCGCTGGGAGGACGCCGGCTCCGGGGCGACCCAGACCACGCAGGAGCAACTCGGGCCGTTCGGCGCTCAGGCCACGTTCACACCGACGCGCAAGTCGATGTTCTGGCCGTCGGAGATCGAGCAGCTGCA